ATAAATTATGATGAAATTCGTAGGCATAGATCCAGCCATGCGGCTAAACGGCTTGGCAGTGTGCGTGATTGATGATAAAAAGGTATATTTTGGTAGGTACAAGAATCTGGCTGCATGGATAATGGATAGCCTAACATGGGAGAGAGATTGTGCAATCGTTGTAGAAGATTCTTCCCTCCAAAATATTACCTTTCGTAAACACGCAAATGTAAAAGCAAGCAATAAGATTAGCCGTAATGTCGGCATGAATCAAGGAGCATCAAGGACAATCATTGAGTTATTAGAATTGAATGGACATAAAGTAAAAGGTATTTCACCGCAGCACAAAGGTAGCAAATGGACTATTGATTATTGTATGTCAGTTATTAAGGCAATGAAGTTAGAGGTGCATGGAAATAAAAAACTTTCACAAGATGAAATAGACGCATTCCAAATAGCGTTAATTTCTAAAACTTATTACGAAAATGATGCAAATAAAGGTTATAGAAAAGAAGCTCCATCGGTTGAACCTGGCATACATGGAGGAGACGATGAGACGAAAGATTAATTATTTTTACGTTGATTACTTAGCCACCAGGATAAGGCAAGAAGAAACTAAACTAACACTTTTAAAAATAGGAAGTCATGCAGTTAACTAAATTATTAAACGATAAGGAAATAAAACATGGATTATTGTTGGTAGATAAATATCCTAAACCAATTAATAAAAACAATGTTGTAAACACAAATAGTGCTTTGCTGCAATTTTACTCCGGTAATGATGGAGCAGGTAGGAAATTTTATCAGTATATGAATCCCGAAAGATTACAAGCAATTTTATTTATGATAGTAAATAATACAAGCGAAAAAGACGATGTCAAAGCTAAAGCAGCGACAATGTTCAAGAAACTCTTCAAAAGTTGAGTGGTGTTTACTTAGTGTGTTGTAGCCGCAGGTGTTTTTCCTGCGGCTTTTTTGTTACCACTCCACACCTTCCTTTATAGCATATTCAAGGATGCCTTTAGCGTGAGCTTTCGCCACTGCCTCTTGCCATTCTCTGTCTATCATTAACACTGCATCGTTATAATTGGTAAAAAATCCATTCTCTGTCAACACCGCTGGCACTGTTGTAGCAGTTAACATTTGAAACCTTGCTTCTCTATCAAGGTCACCATCACTGTAATCATGCCGATGCACCCATCCTGGTGTAGCATCTTTTACCTCTTCTCCTATCATGGTTGCAAGCAGATCAGACTTTGTATCACCTGGCGATGTAAACACCTCCCATCCTCTGGCAGATGTTGACGCTGCGGCATTGCCGTGAATAGAAACAAGGACAGCAGCCTTGCCCAAAGAAGCATAGCTATTTACGAGCTGACATCGTTTGTTTAATGATGTATCGTTAATAGGCTCATAGACTGGTTTAACTTGGAAGCCATAGTCAATAAGAAACTGCTCAAGGAAGTTGGCAAGCGAGCGATTAAACACTCCTTCAAAGAACCAGCCGTAGGAGTGAAACTTACCGTGATTGTGCTGAAAACACTTGGAGGGATAGGTAACATATTTGTCCGGCCCTATTCCTTTGTTAAGACCTCCATGCCCAGCATCCACGCATACTACAAAATCAAGGTGCATTTTGGTAGGTGCCTGTCTTTATGTGCCATTGCTGATCAACACTTTCACCGTATCGATTTATGCGATTCCTTGTAACAGGAACAATCCATCTATCATGCGTATGTCCGGAGATTACAATGTTTGCATCTGGCAGATACACAGCTTTTCTATTTGTTTGAATGACATCTTTTGTTACGACTCCCCCGCCTCCGTAACCGTGGTGATATGCCATAATTAAAGGCACTTTAGAACCTTCATCAAGGTAGGCATACATTCTACAATAAATATATCCAGAATAATTGCCCTGTGTCATTTCTAACTTTTCGCAAATCTTATCAACTATGCCATACTCAATGCGCTTTTCAACACTTGTCTCATGGTTGCCAGGTGAATAGAAAGCTAAGATAGATTTGTATGGCATTAGAAATTCTACAACATCTTTAATTACTTCGTCAATGTACCTTGCGGAGTTGTATTTAGGATTTAAATCTCCCTTGTTGCTACGAGGATCATATTTACCTTGCATCAAGTCAAGCAAATCACCAAAGATAAATACCGGAGCATTTCTTTCCATTGCAAGGTCAAGGTGTTGCTTTAACTTTACTCTGTCGCAATGCACACTGTCAAGGTGAACATCGGAAATCAGTAAAAAATACCTATCTTTTTTGTAGACTTGATAGTAAATTGATAAGTATTTGGAAATATTTTTTGTAACATAGTTTTTTTATTTTAAAGGGGAATAGAAATCAATCTACTCCCCTCGGCACTAAGGTAGCGATTCCTGCTGCGCCTATAACTTAAATCCGATAAGCGAAAAAGCTGCGGATATCAAACCAAATTTGGCTGGTACTTTAACTTCTATTTCCTTTCCAGCACATTCCCTTGATGTTTCCTTGATTTTATCCCAAATGATTTGAGCAAGTTGGACATATTCGCGCCACGTAAATTTAACCTTATTGCCCTCAAGATGAACATTTATTTCCGAAGCTAACTCCGCAAAATTCATTGAGTAACAAGCCACGTCGCCAAGCGGTGACTTTATCCCATCTGCATTTTTCAATGCTTCTTTTAAATTAGTCTGCATATTATTTGTTTTTAGCGTTTAAAAAATCTAACTATTACCGTGAGAAGATTTGTTCCCGTTATCCGCTTGACATTCTCTGCCACGCTGAACAACTCTGTACCAGCGATGACTGAGCTGACAAGGTAAACGATTGGTACTGGAATAGCAAAGGTAAGCTGCGCACCGTGAAATATAAGGATAGATGTAAAATATACCACTATCTTCTCCGTTGTCCTGTACAGTCCTTTGCTTGTTATAGCCTTGCCCTCTTTCTTTGCTGCCTTGATTCCCGTGATTGTGTCCGCTATTACAACTGCGATTGTAAATAAAAGGAAATGTTTAATCGGGAAGAAAAAAGAAAAGATAAAGCCAGTTGTCAATGCCACGGCAAAGAAATCGTAGCCTTGTTTAAGTAGGTTTAAAATTATTGACTTCATGTTATTCCTTTTTTATGAGCCTAACATCATTCTCCACCGTTGCAAATTTGCCATCAGCATATTTGTACAAGTCGTATTTAACACCGTTAAAGGCAAAGGAAATTTGATTGGTAAATGTAGATAAAAGTAGATTGGTTGAAATGGAATACACCTTGCCATTGTCTGGGTTGAAGATTAAACGCTTGTTGTTGTTCAACTCAATAACTCCATCAATGATTTCACCGTTGAAATTTAGTCTCCAGTCTCCAAGAAACTTTGCCGTATCTCTTTGAGCCGTGGTAAAATAGACAGGCTTACCGCTTATTTGAACGTGCAAATCATTGTAGTAATTAATCCTTTGTACTGATTTAGCCTTTGTAATAATAGGCTTTGCATGAATGGCAATAGTGTTGCTTTGCCTTTCCGCATCGGTAACAAGGCTTTGAATGGCAGTTGCACTATCGCCTAATATTTGCTTTGAGCCTGTGACAGTTGAATCAGACAAAGTTGTTTGCTGAATAATGTAATAAATGTTTCCTTGCTTTTGAATATACACCGTGTCTTTGACAACATCTTGCGCAAAGGAAAACAAGGGAAGGAATAATAATAAGTATTTCATTTTATTTATTTTCAAGGATTAATAATCTTTGTTCAAGGGCTTTGATTAAGGCTTGTTGCTCCTGGATGGCTTTGGTGAGAATAGGAATTAAAGATTCATATCTAAATAATAAATCGCTATTCCAATTTGTGTTAACTGCTTCAGGTATTATTTCAGCGACATCTTGAGCAATAAAACCTAAATCTTCTTCTTGACCTTCTATCCATTGAAAGTTTACAGGCTTTAATTGCAATAATGTTTCTAAACCATAATTTAAAGGTCTTATATTGTATTTAAATTTTATATCAGATGTTGCTGTTGTTAAAGTGCCATCAGATGTTATATTTAAATTATTTGAAAATGTACCAGCACCAACTGCTGTAAATTTGCCATTTCCGACAACGTGGAGTTTTTGGTCTGGAGTTATAGTTCCAATGCCTATGTTGTTTGTTGCATTCTCAATAAAATAAGAGTAGGATGATGTGTTGTTGTTCCAAAAACCAGCATTACCAACAGCGTTTATTAAGAAACTGAACGACCTTAAAGTAGGAGCATAGTAAGTTGATTTTAATGTAAATCCAGCACCTTCACCACTTAAACTTAATAAATTTATTAATCCACTGGTACTACTTGCAGTATCTCCTATGGCAACTTGATTAACCCTTAATATTGAGCCACTGTATAATAAATTCGCACTTGTTGTTAATGCAGTTGCAGATGATGCAAAAGGTATTCGATTTGCAGCCCCTAATCCTGTTAAACCAGTAGATATTGGCAACCCCGTTGCATTGGTTAAAACACCGCTTGAAGGAGTGCCCAACGCTCTGCCACTACGGTAATAATTTGTAAGCATAGAAGTCGTGTCGCTTATATTTAATTTTAAACCAAAGCGAGAAACAAGGTTTAAAGTAGTTGTATCAAAGGTTGAGCCTCCAGCCTGTATCCATCCATTGCTTGCCGTTTTATAATGCCATAGCAAATTTGTAGTTGTATCAAGAAGCAAAAAAGCACTTGTATCTTGTTTGTTTGCCCTTGTTATTTTGCTTGTTGCCGTAACTGTATCAATGGATGCTACACCCCGCCAAATAAGCCCGTCGGCAGTGCTCTGTTCTCCAAGCGTTATCTTTTGATTGCCATTGCTCGGATACTGTGCCCATGCAAGGCAAGGTAAAAGGAGGAGGAAAAGGAGTTGTTTCATGTTTATGTTTTTAATGATTAATTACCAGCCATTTTAATCCAGTTAGTCCCATTGCTAACAAGTGTAGCATATTTACCTCCACCAGATACTAAAATAGCTGATGTAAGGGAGGTGCTATTTAATGGCTCTACGTTTGTTGCTGCTGAATTAACAGCACCAGCACCAGTATTTTTAATTACA